TGGTAGCCATTAAAGCTACTTCTTTAGTTTGAATATTTGAAAGCTTTGCTCTTTGCGTAAAAATGTTTGGGTCTAGTTCTTGATTACCATTAACTGTTATGGCATCATAGTACATTTGAGCAAGAAAATTAACAGATTCATTGCTTAGTGGTGCCTCTGACTCTTTAAAAAGCTCTGTAAGTGTAAAAAAGATGTCTTGATAAATTTCTGAACATGTACTGGTATTTAGTTTTTCTCCTGTACGACGTGTAAGTCTTTCAGTGATTAGGCTTGAAAGTGTCGCATGTAGTTTATTTTGTTTCATTTTTAGGTTCCGATGTTTTCACAGTTATATGAGGAATAGACTGGCCACGCCATTTACTGTGCCAAATCCAGCCGCCTGTTTTTTCACTTAGCTCTTTAGCTCTATCTTCAATCATATGATCTGTTACTTGTGACCAAGGTACGTCAAACATCATATTCGTTTCAGACGTATCTTCAATGGACTTGTCATACAAAGAGTTCCAGTGTCGAGTCCAGTAGTCTCTATAGAGTCTCATTTTTCTTGACATATCATACCAAGAATAATGATGCACGCCAGGCAAATTCTTAATGACTTCATTAAACCAATCTTGGTATTTATTTAGCGCATCGCTGTTGCCCATCACAGCATATTGTCTAAGTTGTTCTGATTCTCTTGTATGAAAGGTCACGTGAGGTAGTCTCTCACCAGACGTTTTATGAATCATGTCACAACCATCAGTTCCTTCAGCGGCGTAGAGATCACCATTACTATCAATTTTTCTTAGATCTACAGGAATTCCATGCGTGATGTGCGGAGAGTTTCTGCTGAGTCTCCATTTCCATGGTTGTATGTCACATCTAACTTTAGAAGGTCCACCCCAATATTCGATAACAGGCAAAGAGATAATATCGATGTTTGTGGGTATCTTCTGACACAAGTCACTGATCTTTTCGAAATCATCTTCATGAACAATTTCATCAGAGTCCATCTGCCAACAAAAATCCCCTGTGCACATTGCTCGGGCTTCAGCTTTTTGTGCGCCATCAAACACAGCATGACGAGAATGAGTCCAATCTCTAGTAATTTGCTTTAACTTAAGCTTGCTGTTTAAATTTGATAGTTCTAAAAGTTTTTCCCACGTACCGTCCGAAGATCCTCCATCAACAACACAAACTTCGTCACAAAACTGCAGCATTGAATTAATGCTTTGCATGTAAGGATAGCTCTGCTTTTCACAATTGTAAGTAGTGGTGTATCCGCTAAGCGTATGCTTATATTCAATGATCTTTTTAATCGATTTCCAAAATAAGTCCGGAGATGCGTACAGATATTCGTGTATGCTTTCTACATCATCAACATCAAACCATTCTTCATCTTTATGCTGGACGGAGTTGTTGAGATGAAGTTTGCATCCTAAAAGTTTAGCTTCAATCACCATTCGTGGGCACGTGTCTGCTCCCGCGGGAAGATAGACAAAACCTTCTGCAGTCGAAAGCTTAGAAAGAAGCTCATTATAGGCTAAGTTCCAAACTACTTCATACGACTTTCTATTTTCTTCGCACCATGTTTTAGCTGCTTCAGCACCCTTAACCCAAGAATTTGATCCTAGCACAATCCAGCCTGATCTATCTTTGCCGTCGTTGGTCTGTCGTAGATGTCTCATGTAACCGAGCGACTCTCTTGAAAAGACGCTGGACAGAACAACGTTGTCTTTTTCTTTCAAGAAAGGAAACAATCTTAAGTACGTCTTTTTTTGTGCTTCTGACATCCACCACAACGATTGTGCTCCATAAAAGAAAGCTGAAACTATCTTGCCGCTTATATTCTCGTGACAGTCACAAGGTTTTTGTGTTGCAGCTTGATGTTTTTCTGGGGATCTAAATTTACAAAATTTATAATCGTATTCTAATACGCTGTATTTGACGTTAGCGACTATGCTGGGGATTAGATCGGGATTTAATTGACTAAAGTTACCAAATAACCAGTGCTTTTTACTACCTTGAGAAAGTGCTGCGAGGTTTACAGATCGCGAGTGTAATTTTTGAATTTTAAATGGTGAAGATGCTATTAAAGCTTCTGATGTCAATTCAGCTCCACCGACATAATCTTCTACAAATAAATCTGAAACAAAAACTACGTCACAGTTAGGATCGACTATACTTTGTGGGTTAATGAATATTTGTTCTTTAAAATTTGTCACTATTAATATCCTTGTTAATCTTTAGCTTAAATTTAGCTAAATATAAAACTAAGAAAATGATAGTTAATAGTAAAATACTAGACAGTGCTGAATTTGTATATGCCAAAAGAAAATATTTTAAAATCTGCATCTAAAACGACCGGCCCAAAGTCTTTTAAAAATCGAAAAAATCACATACAAAAGCAAGAAATTGTTCTAGATGATATTCATAAAAAAATTATTAGCAGTGCTGCACTCAATGGCGGATTTGATGCATTAATGTTTAAGATTGAAAAGATTGAGCAGAATCAAGAGCAGCTTGTCCACAAAGTCGACAAAATTCATGATGCAATTTACGATCCAAAAGATGGAATCTTTTCAAAGATAAACGAAGCAAATTTAGAAACTACCAATAAGATTAATGAAACTGATCAAAAGCTGATAGAAGTGGCAGAATGGAAAAAGCAAAAAGTCAAAGAAGACACAAAGATAGAATTGTATGTCGAGGCGACAACTGAGAAAATCTTGGGTCTAGAAAAAAATGTTTATGATCTTGTTAAGAGCAAAAATACACTATCCGGCGCATTTCGCTGGTTATTAGTAGCAATTGTCGGAGGAAGTTTGACGTTGCTTTTCAAATGGTTGGAAACTAAATTATAAATTACCCAGAAGCAGCATAGATTTAACACGTGCTTGAACACACGCATGAACTAAAGCGTTTTCTTAAAGAGAACTCACGTATTCTTCTTTCCTTAAAAGAAGAAAGCTACAAGATTCAAACGCAAAGATCTTTACAACATTTGTTTTGCAAGGTATTTGCAGATAATCATATGCAAAAACTTTATATGATTGTGCTGGAATATGCAGTCAACTGTGAAAGAGCATGCCCAGGTAGTGGAGTCGTACTTCTTAAAAAATTTGCTGAAGAGAATGATGGTGACTACAAACCTATAAAATTCAAAAAAGACCTAGTCGATAAGTTAGAAAGTCTAAATTTGTCACAAAAAACTCATGCTTTACTCATAGAAGTCCTGGCGTTTTGTGACAAACAAACAAAAATTAAAGTAAAGAAATCTTCCAGCCAAAAAACTTATATTGAGCTGCTAAATAACTATTTTTTTAAAACGAAAAATCTACTTCGAAGCAAGAAGAGTTTATTAGAAAAAGATGCAAAAACATTGGTTATAGACGGTTACATTGAAAATGTAAGTGAATTGCACCATATATTACAGCATTTCTCTGTCCACGAACCTTCTACACCTTTCATAATTTTCTGTAGAGGAATGTCTGACGATGTTTTAAATACAATCTCTGTCAATAATTTGCGTGGATCATTAAATTGTTTTCCTGTAAAAGTCGACTTTGATTTAGAAGGTATGAATATGCTTGTTGATATTGCAGTCGTCTGTGATTCTGATGTTATTTCATGTGCTAAGGGAGATCTAATTAGCTCTGTACAAATACAAGATTTAAAAACAATTAAAGAATTTTCTTTAGTAGCTGATGGTGTTCTTATCAAGAATGATGTTTCATCTAAGCGTGTTGAGATACACGTAAAAAATCTACAAAAGAAATGTGAAGAAACTCAAGCTGATGATGTCAATGATCTCTTGTACAAAAGAGTTGCTTCTTTAACATCAAGTTGTATTGAAATTTCCATACCTGACGACATCAACTATTATTCATTATCAAAAGAGCTTGATGAAGGAATTAGATTAATTACTGCAGTCATCAACGGTGACTACAATCTTGACAAGACAGTCGACTTGTTTCACAAAAAATTAGTCAGTCATCTAGATGAAACTACTATTTGTAACCTTTACTAGAGCAAAATTAACACTAGTATGTCTTTATATGAACACTGCTGATAAAATTTGTAAAGAAGTTGTAGATCTTTTTTCTTTTATTAAAGAACAAACTGTTAAATCTGTTATTCTTGAGAACACTAGTGGAAGAACAACACTTACAGAAAAAGATTTGGAGCGTGTCGTGAATGTATTTAATGCGACGTTCGACACAGCATTTCAAAGATCTTTTACTAGTTTTCAGAAACAAACTAGCAGATTAGTTGAGTCAGAGACTGAGTCTATTAAAAAGAAAAAATGACTGCAAAAGAGACGCGCAAAAAAAAGAAAAAGTCTGAGTCAGAGATAAAATCTGCCGGACAGCAGACAAATGAGACCACGTCTGCTAAATCTAAAAGAGGTTATAAGCATCTTATCGAGTGCAGATGCATTTTACCTCAATTTAAAAATAAAAAAGAACCTCCGCGTCATAAATTTGTTGTTTTTTCACTAGCAGATGAAAATGATGTAATTCAACCAAAATATGCGCAATGTAATAATTGTGGTCTTGTTCACAAAGTCATAGATGTGTGCAGATCAGAAATTCAAGCAGGAAAAGAAAATGCTTCTTCAATACTTTCTATTGATGATATAAAAGTTTCGCTACCCAAAGATCTTGTTGTGATTCTTGACAAATATCGTGTTGAATTACCTGGTTGGGAACAAGCAGCATTTATTATAGAGAATAAAGAATGGGGAAATTTTATTGTCTTAGAGCAAGAGCAAGACGGCGACGCTAAGCACGGGAAATATGTTAGAATTTTTGGTGAAAATTTCTACAAAGTAGAAAACTTTACAAGACAAGAACTTTTTTGAGGCAGCATGGAAAATTCTTTTTACGGCAAAACACATTCTGAAAAGGTCGCTGAAGACAAAAAAATAGCACAACAAATAGTTGCTGAAATCAATAAATTTGGAATTAATGATAGACAACGCTGGATGATACTTCATTTACTTAGTCTTGAGATCGAAGATATTCAAGACATGCGCGAGATAGTTTCTTTCATAAAAAGCAAAAAAGAAAAAGACATCTTCATCACAAAGTTATATACTTCAGGAGAAGATAACTGGGTAGAACAAGAAGTAAAGGAATGAAATGGGTAGACTTTATATTCCGAAAAACAAGTTCATTGATTCGCAAGACAGAAAAGGAAATTTTGACTATGCTTCTCTGCCCGTCAACATTCACTCTGGTGACAGCTCAAGACTAGTCATCTTACATTGTGATGTTAATGAACAGTCTATTTCTACAGTAATGGCACAGATGCTGCATCTAGCCAGTCAAAATCATAAGCCTATTCATTTAGTTATATCCACATACGGCGGATCTGTTGACGAGATGTTTACGTTGTACGATACTATAAAGTTTTTACCATGCCCAGTTCACACTATTGCTCTCGGAAAAGTCATGTCTGCAGGTGTTCTACTTCTTGCTTCAGGAGAGAAAGGACACCGCATGATAGGCAGATCTGCAAGAATCATGATGCATCCTATCTCAGGTGGAGCCTCAGGAAATATTTTCGAGATCATGAATGATGTTGAGGAGAGCAAACGATTGCAAGATCAAATGTCTGACGCAATTTGTAAAGAAACGAATCTAAGCAAGTCAGAGATTGAAAAGGTCATGCAACGCGGTCATGATGTTTACTTGTCTCCTCAAAAAGCTATCAAGATGGGAATAGTTGATAAGATCATTGGAGAATGATAAATTTGTATTTATCAGTTTAACTCCTGTATTGTGTAGTCTGAATGCCTCTACACGATTACAGAAAGTTTTTCCCTTTTAAGGATATTCGAAAAGAGCAGGCAGAAGCTATTGAGTTTGCTTTAGATGCTTACGAGTCAGGTAAACAATGCGTTCTTCTTGAACTGGGTACCGGTACAGGAAAATCTGCAATAGGTCTCACGGTCGCCCGCTATATTGATTCGTATTTCCCTAGCTTGAAAGACGAGTCAGGCGAACCTATGACAGGTTCATATGTCTTGACAACACAGAAAATTCTTCAAGACCAATATGTTAGAGACTTTGGGCCCAATACAAGTCTTCCTTTGCTTAAAACTATAAAGTCTTCTAGGAACTATAGTTGCTCATTTTATGAAGATCAGACTTGTGCAGAGTCTAAAATGCTGCTTAGCCGCCTAGCAAAGAATTTAAGTGGGACCGAGTTTCAAAGTCACTGTACGAAACAATGTCAGTACAGCTTAGAAAAACAAGAGTTTATTGACTCATCAATTTCAATAACCAATTTTTCTTATTTTTTAGCAGAAACTTCCTATGCTGGTAAACTTACGCCTAGAGCATTGTTAGTAATTGACGAAGCGCATAATGTTGAATCAGAAATAGGAAGATTCGTTGAAGTAAGTTTTTCTGAAAAATTTGCCAACGATATACTCAAGATCAAGCCTCCCAAGACCGTAAATCAAGATTCAATCTTTGACTGGATAAAAACAACCTACGCTAAGTCTCTTAAGAAATATTCAGAAAAACTTGAGAGTACTCTAAAGAAAAATTCAAACACTTTAAATAGCTGTAAGGATGCTTCTAAAAATTATGAGATGATTCAGAAACATCAAGAAAAAATAGAGAAATTTCTAGAGGTTTATAGTTCTAAAACTTGGGTCATGAATATTGATAAGAAGCTTTATGGTCAAGGTAACAAGACTAATATCATGTCTCGTTTTGAGTTTAAGACTGTTGATGTTTCGTCTTATTGTGAAAAACATCTATTTTCTAAAGCATCTCGAGTTCTCTTGATGTCTGCTACAATAGTTGACAAAGATGTTTTTTGCGATTCAATAGGGCTAGATAAAACAAAAGTCGCTTACATGAAGAGACACAGTCCTTTCTCTATTGAAAATCGACCTGTACATTACATACCTGTTGGTAGCATGTCAAAAAATAAAATTGACTCAACTTTGCCTATTCTAGTAGAAGCAATAAAAATGCTTTTAAACAAGCACGAAAATGATAAGGGTATAATTCATACTGTAAACTATAAAATTGCCAAATACATTCTTGAAAATCTTAAAGATGAGAGGTTATTAGCCCATGATGCAACCAACAGAGACAAAGTCTTAAAACACCATGTCGCCAGTTCTGAGCCCACGATTCTGCTGAGTCCTTCTATGATGGAAGGCGTAGACTTGTCAGATGAATTAAGTCGTTTTCAGATAATCTGCAAAGTCCCTTTTCCTTATCTTGGCGATGCTGTTGTGCAAAAGAGGCTACATAAGAATTCTGCTTGGTATTCTTATTCTACAGCAAAATCTCTTATTCAGGCGCTTGGAAGATCTATTAGAAATGAAACAGACTTTGCAAGTACATACATCTTAGACGCAGACTGGCAAAACTTTTATGTCAAGAATAAGCGCATGTTTGATGGCCACATTGGTAAAATCTTTTAGGTATATTTACTTTATCACTAACTAAGCTTATATTCTTGGTCGGAGGTAACAATACATGTCATCAGACCAAGTTTTAGCTAGGTGGAGTGAATTAAAATCTTTAGTAGAGGCTCTTGAGGTAGATGTTGCTAAGAATGCTAGAGGCATAGCAGCTGCAGGAGTGAGAGTTCGAAAGGGCCTTAGACAGTTAGCAACTGTGTCTAAAGAACTTGTCAAACTCACGCTTGAGAATGATAAGTCAAAGAAGTTAGAATCTTGATTCTATGAACAGGCAACAACAAAGAATATTGCGTCAAATGGCGCAGTCTAACATTGATCCAAAGAAACCGTTTGAATATGTCAATGGTCAGTTTATTCAAACGGAAACTTTAGAGCAAGATGTGCAGAGTCAGAGTCAAGAACTTTTTGTCGAAGATAAAGAAGAGACTAGTTTAGTTCAAAAAACAGCTGACATCGTCTCTAAAGAATCTGTCGTTATAGACACGCAAGAAAAACAACAAGCGTCGACCGATAAAAAATTAGTCAAGAAGACTGTTAATAAAAAGAAGAAAGTATTAAAAGACGTCTAATCACAATTCTACGATGTGGTCTCTAATTTTCTTGTATATCTTCTTTTCTATCTGACAAATTCTCATTCTTGTCAAACCATAGATGTCCCCTATCTCTCTAAGGGTTAGGGGACCTTTTCTTGTTGTTATTAAGACGCAATTAGCACCCTTTTCATAAGGTATCCATTGTTTGCATTCTTGTTTAGTGCAAGAGCACCCCAACTTTTCTATTATCTCAAAGCAGGTTTCTTTTACTATTGGTAAGTTAAGTTTGTTGTTTTTGCGTGTCATATTAATCTAAACAGTATATTTTATCTTAGTGAAGCTCTTGTACAAGAGACACATAAATTCATGAGAAAAACTTACATACTTGACACAAACGTTTTGCTGAGTGATCCTAACTGTTTTAACAATTTTAAAGATAATGATCTGGTAATTCCCATGCTCGTCCTTGAGGAGCTCGATAGACATAAATCGAGATCTGACGAAGTTGGCAGAAATTGCAGAGAAGTCACAAGAATTCTTAATGATTATTCTAAAAAGGGTTCCTTGAAAGAGGGTGTTTCATTGCCTTCAGGTGGCTCTCTTAGGGTAATGACTTCTTCTGTCAAGGCAACAAAGTCTAAAAAGCAATTAGCGCTTGATTCTACGTGCGTTGATAATATGATTATTAACTTTGCATTCGAGCTAGCAAAGTCAGAACCAGATAAAGTCTTTCTAGTTTCAAAAGATATCAATGTTAGAATTAAGTGCTCGTCATTGTGCATACAAGCACAAGACTATCTCAGCATGAGAGCTTCTAGCAGTTTAGACATGCTGTACACAGGCGTGAAAGTTTTAACAACAGCTAATAATATCATTAATAGTTTTTATGCTGGGCATGATATCGACCTAAAAGATTTAACAGATGAACAAACTTACCCGAACCAATTGTTCGTCTTAAAATCAATTGATGCCAATATCAATTCTGCGCTGTGTAGATCAAATGCTAAAGGAAAGCTTTTGCCTCTACAAAAATTTGAAAATATCTTTGGTATAAAACCTAGAAACAAAGAACAGAATTTTTCTTTTGATCTTCTGATGAATCCAGAGATCAAATTAGTGACACTAACAGGTCGTGCAGGATGTGGTAAAACTCTTCTTGCACTTGCTGCAGGATTAGCACAACTTGACGCAATAGGAACTCATCCCAACTACCAGAAGTTAATCGTCTCAAGACCGATTCATCCTGTAGGTAAAGATATCGGTTTCTTGCCTGGTACTCTTGCTGAAAAGATGGAGCCTTGGGTCGCACCTGTCAGAGACAACTTAGAGTATCTTCTAAGTTCTGCTGCTGGAAAGAAATTATCGAGAACAACAAAGAAGAAGTCTGAAGATGGTCAGAGCTTATTCGCGGATCCTTATATGGAATTAATGCAACAGAGAGGTCTAATTGAGATAGAAGCTATCACTTACATCAGAGGCAGATCTATTCCAAATGCTTTCATCATAATTGACGAAGCGCAAAATCTCTCAACTCATGAACTTAAAACTATTATTACACGCGCCGGTGAAGGGACTAAGATTATTTTGACAGGAGATCTTGAGCAGATTGACAATGTCCACGTTGACTCTTTTACAAATGGTCTGACGCATGCGATAGAAAAATTTAAAGATTTTAACATCTCAGGACATGTTACCTTACTTAAAGGAGAGCGAAGTGAACTAGCAACATTAGCTTCTA